AGACGATGTGAAACTCGCAGCAGATTCTAAGAAGCCATACATACTAAATCCAGATAAGACTCTAGTATTTCACTATAAAAAAGACGATTGGCAAGTCTGGGCATTTCCAATGATCTATGCGATCATGGACGATATAACAGTATTAGAAAAGCTAAAACTAGCAGATATTTGCGCACTAGATGGAGCCGTGTCCAACATAAGAATTTTCAAACTGGGCAATCTAGAACACAAAATAGCACCAACAAAAGCAGCAACAGCAAAACTAGCTCAAATTTTGGGTAACAATGTTGGCGGCGGCACAATGGATCTTGTTTGGGGGCCAGATATTGAATTAATAGAAAGCAATTCGAACGTACATAACTTTTTGGGAGAAGGTAAATATACTCCACACTTAAATGCTGTTTATGCTGGTTTGGGTATTCCTCCAACACTAACAGGCACATATGGAGCAGCCGGAACAACCAATAACTTTATTTCCCTCAAAACCTTAACACAGAGACTCCAGTATGGTAGAGATGTTCTGGTTAATTTTTGGGACAGAGAGATAGAGCTGATTCAAAAAGCTATGGGATTCAAATATCCTGCAAAAATAGAATTTGACAGAATGGATCTATCTAATGAAGACACAGAAAAGGCATTACTAATTCAGCTAGCAGACAGAAACGTAATTAGTGATGAACTCTTACAAATGAGATTCGGCATGGATCCATCAATGGAGAAGACCAGAATCAATAGAGAGTCTAGAGACAGAGAGTCTGCTCGTATGGTAGAGAAGGCTGGTCCTTATTATGATCCTAATCTAGAAGATAATCTAAAGAAGATCGCTTTACAGTTGGGCATTGCTGCTCCAAGCCAAGTTGGTTTACAACTAGAAAAGAAAAAGAGCGGAGAAAAGAATCTTTTAGAAATGAAACTAGAAAATACTCCTACCAAGCCAACAACCCCTAGTAGTCCAGTTGGAGTATCAGGACAAGGCAGACCAAAAACCTCCAAAGACTCTAAAAAGCGCAAAACTAAAACATTTGCGCCAAGAACAGGGGCGTCATATGGTGTGTGGGCAGCAGAGGCTGAAGAAAAAATTAGCGATATAATCAATCCACACATGTTGGCCTTTTATAACAAAAACAACTTAAGAAAACTATCTGCTACGGAAAGTAAAGATGTAGAGGCTGTTAAAACTAAACTTTTATTTAGTCTTCAGCCGCTGTCCAACATATCAGAAGAATTATTATTAAGTTCTTTTGCTGGCTTAGACAAAAATGAAGATGTTAATATATTATATAAAAATTATCAATTATGGATAAAAGAAGTATCAAATAGACTAAACAGAAATTTGACAATAGACGAACAAAAAATGATTAAAGCTTCTTTTTACTCTACGGTGTATGATAATATAAATCAGGAGTAATATACATGCAAATTTATCAAACTGAATATGAAGACGGAATAGGCGACTTGGTATTTGCCAAGTCTAGCGTATCTTATGCCGCAGTAATAGAGCCGTGCGCCAAAGAATCCAAAATAGGTGGATATTTCAAAAGCCTAGCTTCTGTGCAGGATAGTGATTTATATTATACTCAATCTATTCTAGTTAGTTCATCTTGGAATAAAAATGATGATATATTTGATAAAATAGAGGTTTGGACAGCAAAAAAATCTCCAGAGCACAAGCCAACAAATCTAGAGCATGATGAGTCCACGATTATAGGACACATTGTATCTAATTGGCCGATTACTGAAGAAGGAATATTAATTGATGAGAATACACCATTAGAAAACCTACCAGAAAAATACCATATATTAACTGGTGCTGTTATTTATAAGGCTTATACTCAACCAGAACTACAAGAGAGAACTGCTAAACTTATAGCAGAGATAGAGAGTGGTACTAAGTTTGTTAGTATGGAGTGTTTTTTCAAGGGTTTCGATTATGGCTTAATTAATAAAGAAACTGGAGCATATAAAGTATTAGCTAGAAATGCTGAAACCGCATATTTAACTAAATATCTTAGAGCATATGGCGGACTTGGAGAACACGAAAATTATCGTATAGGTAGAGTATTAAGAAATATTACTTTTTCGGGTAAAGGATACGTAGATAGGCCAGCTAATCCAGACAGTATCATTTTTACAAAAGATAATTTTAAGTTTGGCGAAAATACGAATTTAGAAAAAAATCACAATATCTCAAAAACAGGTGTATTAATTTCGCAGTCCAATATTAATTCGGAGAACCACACTATGAGTCAAATTGCAGAAGTAACATCGGAAGTTCAAGAGGTTAGTAACGAAGAAGTTGCGACCGTTGAAACTGTAACCACTCAGTCCGACGAAGCTACTGTTAGCGATAACAGCGAGCAGGGCGCAACAGAAGTTGCAACAGAAGTTACTGTCGAAGCAACCAAGCCAGAAACGGAAGTAGTGGCTGATGCTTACGCAGAAATTATCAAGCAATATAAAGAAGAGCAAGAAAAGATGTCGGCTACTATTGCTGATCTTGAAACAAAGCTCAAGGAAGCTAGTGACGCTATTGCTGGTTATGCTAAGAAAGAAAAGAAAATGACCAGAAAGGCTTCTCTTCTAGGTAGCGGCTTTGATAGTGAGAAGGCTGATAGTATCGTTGAGAAGTTTGAATCTCTTAGCGACGAAACTTTCGCTGCTATGACAGAAATGATCTCTGCCAAGAAAATGGACAAAGAGAAAAAAGAAGAAGATGTCAAGCCGAGCGATAAATCAGAAGATAAAAAAGAAACTGTCAAATCAAGTGATATTGTAGAGGCTCTTGAAAATGTTGAAGAAACTTCAGAAATCGATCTTACGGTCGGTGGAGAAGAAGAAACCAGCGCTATCGAAAGTACTCGCGCCGCTCTAGTTGACTTTGTTTGTGCCAGACTAGGTAAGAAACTTAATAAGGGAGAATAATAACATGGCTCTTAAACCAGATCGTATTGAACATTTAACTGATATCTCTAACTTCATGAACACTGTTGCAGAAAGAGGCGGCGTTGTCTCTTACACTTCCAGCGGTGAAGGCGTCTCAATGGACGATGCGGGTGCTGTGGTTGCATATACTGCCGCTGCTAGCGGTAGCAAGCCAGCAGGCGTTTTGCTAAACGACGTTGTGAATCTTGATTTAACAAGACAGCACATCAATTGGCACAAAGACGAAGTTCAACTCGGTGGCAAAGTAACCGTGCTCAAAATTGGTCAGGTTACAACAAATCTAGTTGATGGCACACCATCGGCTGGCGATGCTGCTTATGTTGGTACTAACGGTAAAGTTTCAACAACAGCAACAAATGCTGTCAAGATTGGTACATTCTTAAGTTCATTAGACGCAGATGGTTACGTCAAACTATCAGTAAACATTCAGTAATTTAACGGAGAAATCAAACATGGCTAATACTCAGTCGTTTCAACCAACTCCAGAACTCACCGATCTTTTGGTTCGTTCTGGCTCATTAAACAAAGAGCAGGCTTTAGCTGCCAATGCAGAATTTGCAAAGGCTTTAGAGCTTCCTCTAAGAAAAGGTATTCTTAATGGTAACATTTTGGACAACATCTTTGAGCCAATCGTATTAGCCCAAAGTGCCACTCCAGAATTCCCACTTGACTTCATTGCTCCAGGCACAGAAAAAGACTTTGTGGCCTATACCATTCCAAACCATGGTTATATCCCACAGAGACATGTCGAGGGCGACTATGTTATGGTTCCAACCTATGACATCGGCGCATCAATCGACTATCTTTTAAAGTACGCTCGTGACGCCCGCTGGGACGTTGTTGGTCGTGCTATGGAAGTGATGGAAGCTCAGTTCGTCAAGAAGATGAACGATGACGGCTGGCACACTCTCCTTGCTGCTGGCGTTGATCGTAACATCGTAGTATTTGATAGCGATGCTAACAGTGGTCTTTTCACCAAGAGACTAGTATCACTTATGAAGACAGTTATGCGTAGAAACGGTGGCGGTAACTCTGCCTCAAATAACCGTGGCATCCTAACTGATCTTTATGTTTCTCCAGAAGCTATGGAAGACATTCGTAGCTGGGGCTTAGATCAAATCGACGAAACAACTCGTCGTGAGATCTATGTTGCTGCTGATGGTACACTTAACCGTGTATTCGGCATCAATCTCCATGATCGTGATGAGCTTGGTGAAGGTCAAGAGTATCAGCTATTCTATAGCAACGTACTCGGCGGCGCTCTACCAACAGGCAAGGTTGAACTAGTCGTTGGTCTTGATCTCCGCAAGAGCGACTCGTTCATTATGCCAATCCGCCAAGAGGTCCAGATCTTCGAGGACGATACACTACATCGTCAAAAGAGAGCTGGTTTCTACGGCTGGGCAGAGCAAGGCTTTGCTGTTCTCGACAACCGCAGAGTTCTTCTCGGCGCTCTCTAATATCAATTTCACAAATCGCTGTGGCAAACGAGGCTGGCTTTTACGCCAGCCTTTTTTGTTTTAAATTCCTTTGGGTGTATATAAGAATATATTATCATAATTACACGAGGTTATTTATGGCATGGCAACAAGAACTAACACTGATCACCAGAACCTTAATTAATGACCTAAAAGATCCATATGAGTTTTCTGATGCTCGCATACAGCAGGTCATAGTGGTCGCCGCTAAATATGTTCAATTTGACGTAAATCTAGACCATATTTATGCTATAGATGTTGTTAATAACTCTATTACCCCCGACCCAACCACTAATAATGACGATATATTTAATAGCTTGGTTTGTTTAAAAACAGCATGCATTATCGATCAAGGTAAATTTAGAACAAAGGCTGCTATGGAGGGCATTAGGGCCGCTTTGGGACCAGCATCTCTTAGTGTTGGTGGATCCTTGAGCGGATGGAAAGAAATCATTGCTCATGGAGCGTGCGCTCTGTACGAAGAACTTACCAGTCATTGGGATGTTAAGAACGCTACTGCTATTAGAGCTATACTTAGTCCGTTTGTTGGTAATAAGTTTGATCCAAGAAATCTGTCTCAAACATCATATGATCATGGTTATGATAGACAGAATAATAGTGGTAATACATATTATTAATTATGTTAAATTTTTTATCTAGAAAAATTAGATTTGCCGTTAGGTCTCCTAAGTGGCAAACCGTTAGAAAACAACATCTAGAGAAACAACCATACTGTCAGGCGTGCGGCAAAAAAGTAAAACTGGAGGTTCATCATATAATTCCGGTGCATCTTGATCCACTTAAAGAACTAGATCCTGATAATCTAATAACTTTATGTGATAGTTATTGTCATCTTGTATTTGGTCACTTAATGGATTATAAAAGCTGGAATAGTGATGTTATAAAAGATTCTAATAATTTTTATCAAAAAGTACAGAGCAAACCATGAGCATATTTAATTTTAGTGGTATCATCACGCAGGAACTTAAAGACACGTTTGATGGTGCTATTATGGCACTCCTAGAAGAGACTGCGCTCACCGTGGAGTGTACTTTGTATTACGAAAATACTAGACTACAGGACTGCCCAAATTGTATTTATGATCCTATTAGCAGAAAATCCAGTAACCAATATGAGCAGGGTGGACCTGTTCCGTTTTTATCTGGCCAAATATGTCCTTATTGTGGTGGCGTTGGTAGTCTAAGCTTTTCATCCGAAGAAAAATTACATTTAGGTATAATTAAACCAGTATTT